CTTGACTTTAGGTATTGATGTTCAAGATGACAGACTAAGTATGTCGATTATTGGTTTTGGTAAGAAAGAAGAAATGTATTTAATAGATAGAAAAGTAATTTACGGTTCGCCGGCTAGAGCAGATTTATGGGCGCAGTTAGACGAAGTTTTGCAGTCTAAATATATTAATGAAGAAGGAAAAGAGTTAAAGATAGACACAGCAGCAATTGATACCGGAGGCCACTATACTCAGGAAACTTACCAGTACGTTAGAGAAAGGGAGCAATTAGGTTTAATTGGTATTAAAGGTATGGGTCAAAAAGGAAAACCACCTTTAGGAAAGATTTCTAAAGTGGATATAAATTTTAAAGGTAAAGTTTTAAAAAGAGGTTTAAGTTTATATCCAGTTGGTGTAGATATTATTAAAACAACTTTGCATAACAAATTAAAAGATGCAGAAATAGGTCATGGATATATACATTTTTACCCAACAACAACCTCTGCATATTTTGAGGAACTAACAGCAGAACGACAAATTCTAAAATATAAGAATGGATATCAAGAGCGTGTTTGGGTTAAGAAAAAGAATCAGGCTAATGAGGCACTCGATGAAATGGTCTATGCATATGCTAGTTTTCAAAGATTATTGCAAAAATATGACCGAAGAACAATATATGATCAGTTTGCTAAGAGATTTGACGATAAAAAGCCTACTAAGGATACTAAGATAAGATTAAATCAAACAAAATCGACTAAAAAGTCGAATTTTATCTCTAATTGGTGATAAAAAATGACATTTCCTACTAAAATCCGCGCTGGGGATTTTGTTCAATGGCGAATATCTTCTACAAAGGATGTATTTGGTAATAGCATCAGCAGTCCAGATTGGTCAGTTGTCTATTATTTAAGAACTAATACATCTTCAGAAGGGGCAACTGTAAATAGTTCTGCATATTCAGATGGTTTTCAATTTAGTATTACTGCTGCAACAACAGCTAACTTTGATGCTGGTAATTGGTTTTATCAAGCTGTTGCAAATAAATCAGGGCAAGAAGTTCAAACTATTTTTACTGGAAGTTTTGAAGTACTACCGACTCTTTCGTATTCTGGAACTCCAGCGGCATTTGATGGTCGTTCACAAGTAGAAAAAGATTTAGATGTAATTCAAGCAGCTATAAGAACAATAATTAGTGGAGGTGCGATACAAGAATATAAAATAGGTACAAGAAGTGCTAAAAAATATGAGTTATCAGAATTACTTGCATTAGAAAGTAGATATAAAGCAGAATTGGTGAGAGAGAAACAGGGAGAGATGATAGCTAATGGTCTTGGAAACCCAAGAGCTACATTCGTTCGTTTTAATGGTGCAATTTAATGGGAATCAGATCTAACATCAGTACAGCAGTAAAACGTGTACTAGGCTTTGGCAAAAATGCTAATCCATTTAAAAGTCTAAAAAGAGCATATCAAGGAGCATTGGTTTCTAGACTTACGTCAGATTGGATGGCAAGTCAGCTTAGTGCTGATGCCGAAATAAGAAATAGTTTGCGTAAGCTGAGAGATAGATCAAGAGAGTTAGTAAGAAATAATCCATATGCAAGACAAGCAAAACGTACAACACAAATAAATATTGTTGGAACTGGTATGAAGTTTCAATCTCTTGTTTTACAGCAACGAGGTGGCAAGAGAGATCAAAGAGTAAATAACGTTATTGAAGAAGGATGGTCTGATTGGATTCAAGCAGACAGTTGCGATTGTGCTGGTAAATATAGTTTCCACCAATTTGAGTGGTTAGCTGCTGGTGCTTTATGTGAATCAGGAGAAGCTATTTTTAGAATTGTAAGAAAACCATTCGGTAAATCACAAGTACCTCTTGCCTTACAAATAATTGAGAGTGATTTATTAGATGAAGAATACGATGGAAAAACATTAAATAAAAATAATGAGTGGCGTAATGGCGTGGAGGTAGACGAATGGGGTAGAGCTATAAGGTATGCAATCCTAACAAAACACCCTGGTGACGCATATTATTTGGATTATTCTTTAAATCGAAAGTTACACATATTTATACCGGCTGAAGATATCATTCACTTATTTCTTCCAGAAAGACCTGGCCAAAATAGAGGAGTGCCTTGGTTCCATAGTGTTATGGCTGATATGCACCAATTACAAGGGTATGAAGAAGCTGCTGTTATTAGAGCAAGAGCAGGTGCATCAATCATGGGATTTATTCAAAACGATCAGGGAGAACTGATTGGGGATGATGTAGAAAACCATCAGCGAATACAGTCGTTTGAACCTGGTACATTTCGTTATCTGATGCCAAATGAGAGCGTTACAGTTCCAGATATTGATTACCCATCTCAGCAGTATGAGATGTTTGTTAAAAACAAAATTAGACGTTTTGCTACTGGTATCGGATGTAGTTTTGAAACTATAAGTAAAGACTTTAGTGAAACAAATTATTCAAGTTCAAGACTAAGTTTGTTAGAAGATAGAGAGCATTGGAAATTCTGTCAGAAATACATAATTGACAATTTTCATTTTCGTGTATTTAAAGAATGGCTAGATCTCGCTGTTTTATCTGGAGTAATTGATTTTCCAGATTACTCATCAAATTCAAAAAGATATTGCAAACCAAGGTGGACACCTCCAGCCCAGCATTATGTTGATCCTTTGAAGGAGATAAAGGCATTCCGAGAAGCAGAACAAGCAGGTTATATGTCTAAATCACAAGTCATTGCACAAACAAATGGTGGTGATTATGACGATATTGTTTCTGAGATAGCTAGAGAGCAAGAGGTTGCAAAGGCATTAGATGTAGTATTAGACAAAGATTTAGATTTAGAAGTTGAGATAGGTCAAACAGAACCTACACCTCCTCCTGTTAGATCTAAAAAACGTAAAAAATCTGATTAGTAATGGCTAATGTAAGTGGTACTGAAATTAATCTTAAACCAACTCAAGGGATGGTTACTGAGGCTAAAAGATATAAGGCATGGAAAGATGAAGGTCGTGCTGGTGGTACACAAGTAGCTGCAGTAAGAGCAAGTCAAATTATTAGTGGTGGAGAGCTATCCGCAGACGTTGTTGTCAGGATGTTTAGTTTTTTTAGCCGCCATGAAGTTGATAAAAAAGCAGAAGGGTTTGGAAAAGGAGAAAAGGGATATCCGTCAAAAGGGAGAGTGGCCTGGGCTGCTTGGGGAGGTGATAGCGGATTTAGCTGGAGTCGAGGAAAAGCTGCTGCTATTAAAAAAGCAAGAGAAAGATCAGAAGTTATTGAAATGGCGAGGCCATATCCAAATGAACACGCGGCTACAATTACTAGTCCTGACCAATATGACACATTTAGAAGGTCAAATAATGAAAGAGGCGAGGGGATAGACTATATTTTTGGTATAAAGGATAATGAAGAGGGAGCAGAGCTTCAATCAATTCGATTTAAGTTGGCTCAGTATTCAGAATCTCAGGCTTTAGAATGGCTCGAAGAAAACGAATTCGAGGCTATTAAATTTGAACCAGCCACTAATGAAAAAACTATGACTGAAAAAACCAAAACAGTTGAAAAAAGAGCAGAACCAGATGCTTTGAGCGTTGGTGATTTTGTTTCTTGGAACTCTAGTGGAGGTCGTGCTAGGGGAAAAATTGATCGTATCGTTAGAGATGGATCAATTGATGTTCCAGATAGCTCTTTTACTATTACAGGAACAGCAGATGATCCGGCAGCATTAATTACTCTATATAGAAATGGTGAATCTACTGATAGAAAAGTAGGTCATAAGTTTTCTACTTTGACAAAAATTGCAGATATTAGAGCAATAGAAGTTGGAGATAAGTTTGAGCGTAAAGAAGTAACAGATTTTAAAAATGTTAAATCACGCACATTTGAATTTCCATTTAGTTCTGAATTCGCAGTAAAACGTTATTTCGGTAACGAAGTGTTAAGCCATGATGAAGGCGCTGCTGATTTGTCACGATTAAATGATGGCGGTGCTGTTTTATTTAATCACGATATGAACAAACCAATAGGTGTTGTTGAACGTGCTTATATAAATCCAGAAGATAAGCGTGGATACGCTAAAATTCGCTTCTCTCGCAATAAATTCGCTTCTGAAGTCTTAGAAGACGTTAAAGATGGCATTTTACGCGGTATTTCTTTTGGTTATCAGATAAATGATATGGAAGAAGCAGAGGATGGCATGAGAGCATCTAGCTGGTCTGTACACGAATTATCGGTTGTAACTGTCCCAGCGGACCCTACAATTGGCTTCGGAAGAAGCTTGATTACACCCTCACAAGGTAATAGTATTACTATGGAAGATAACTCCCCTATTGAGGAGATACGTTCTGCGGTTGAATCCGCATCACCCTCTGTTCGCACTATGGAAGAACCTATTAAAGAAACTCAGGTTGAAGCGGAGAAATCCGTTGATATCGATATCAAAGCCGAAGTACAACGTGCTATTGATGAAAACAATGCTCGTACAGCATCAATCACTTCACTATGTCGTGAGTTTGCTAAGTATGGAGCAGAAGACATTGCTGAAACTCTTATAAAAGGCAACAAATCTGTTGTTGAATCAAGAGCAGCAATTTTAGATCTTGTTAAAAACAAGGCAGAAGTAAACAACACACCTATCCGTTCAACAGACATGACATCTAACGAAGTTGGCTTGGATAAGAAAGAAGTAAAGAAATTTTCTTTCTTAAGAGCTTTAAATGCTTTAGCA